TAGCTATTTATAAAAGGTCTAAACTGTATTGGTTTATCTTTTATACTGTATACTCTATCTTCTATTGAAGAATCATATACTGTATAAACACCTGCTGATAGCTGATTACCATCATCATCTTCAGCGGCTCTGTTTATTGTAAGCCTTGATAGTGTGCCCGAACTAATTATCGAGCCATCATCTTGGCCTGTCATTTGCATTATCTCTTCTTTACTTAAAGAGTTAAATGCTTTCAAATCATTTACCATATTACCTCCATGGTTAAATTTAAACTATACTGTAGCATCTGTGACATATTTGTCAAGCATAAACTTTTGTCTCTAGCCAATTAGAGCCTACTTTGATTTCGACATCTAAAGGCACATTAAAGTCGATATCATACATGTCTTTCATTGTTTGTATAACCTTTAAACAACCATTGCCGAGGCAGGAAGCGACAACACCCTCCTCTCCAGGATATACATCAGCCACTATGGAATCATGCACTGTATTAATAAGTAGGCTCTTTGTATTGTTTTCTTCTAGTAATTCTTGTATGTTAATACAAGCTAGAGGAACAATATCAGCCGTGGCAAATCCCTGCACAGGATAATTTTTTATCTGTGTAGAGAAACTTGAACCACCCCAAGGCATTCTTTCTGCTTTAGGGAATGCATACTGTCGACCACTTGGTAGCGTAACCACCTTACGTCTAACAGCTTCATCTTGTAATTTTTCATGCCATACTTTTATATCTGGATACTTTTTAAGAAAAGCTGAATAGTATTTTCTTTCACTTTCTGTACCAGACATGCCTCCATACAAAGGCTTAAATGTATGTGCCTTTGCATTTTGTCTTGAACAACCAATAATATCTGCAGTGTATTGATGTACATCAACACCATTTGCAATATCTTTCATACCTTGTTTATCTTGTGCAAGAAACACAGCAGTTCTAAATTCTAACTGAGCGTAATCTATTTCCATAATACTGCCGCCATCAAATCTAGATGCAATAGCTTTACGAATAGGAAACGTATTACCTCTTGGTTGATTTTGAAAGTTAGGGTCACGACTAGATAGTCTGCCTGTAGCTGTAACTGTTTGCATAAAACTAGGATATAAATAATTTTTATCTGATGTATGTTTCTTTATACCATCAATAAATGTATTTAAGTATGTCTCTAAAGCATTATATCTTGTAATCTTTTCTACAAATACTTTTAAAAACTGGTCACCTTGTCTACCCATCTTCTCTAAAGTATTCTTATCTGTTTTAAACCCACCCTCTGCAATATCCATAACAGAGTCTGGACTAGCAGTAAATCCTGCTTTGTCTTTTAAATCAGAATAAACAAATCCTTGTGCATTACAATCAACACATCTACTTACATTTTTATATGGCTGACCATTTGTTTTAAGTTTTCTAATAACACCTTTACCAAGGCACGTCTCACATTGACGTGCTTTTGTTTTTTGTACAGGTTCTAATTGACGTGCAAATATTTGTTTTAATTTTGTGCCTGTAAGTCTGGGTCTTTTCTTTTTCTTTTTTGTAACAGGGTCAATACCTAAATTAAAAGTTTTAGACCATAGCTTTTTATCTTTTACTTTTACACCATACACTAACCATGATAATTGTTCTGGACTAGACGGATTAACTTTAGTATCTCCCATTCTTGCATGTATAATTTCATCTATTTCAACACGAAGTTTATCATGCTCATCTTCAAACTCTTGCTGTAAGTTATCTAAAATATCCATATCAATATAAATACCATTGTCTTCCATCTTTGCTAAGACAACTAAAAATCTACACATAGTCTGTAATGTTTTAATTAAATGTTTATGCTGTGGCTTTTTTAATTGTAGCATCTGTGCTTGATATAAAGACCTGGTTGCCTTTACATCTAGCCTGCCATACTCTTCTACAATATGTATTGGTATGTTTTCAAACGATACTTTATCTTTTATATACTGTGCAGTTAAATCAGACTTTTGTATTACACCTCTGTGAGCACAACAGTCTTTTAATTTTAAACTTCTTTTGATACCTTTGTTCATAACATATTCGCCAATCATGGTGTCATAAACTCTGCCATCATATTTAAAACCAACTTCCCACAACCATAACAAATCAAACTTTATATTGTGCCCAATAAGAAGTTTTGTTTCATCTAGAATGTCTTGTACTTTTTTTCTATTTGGTATACCTTTGTAATCTCTATGTTTAAAAAATATATACTCATCATTAATACCAATTGATACTAAAAAGTTATTTGGATTTTTTGCTGATGGGTCTAGCTTACCCTCTTCTGTTACTTGAAAACTTGTTTCAACATCAAATACAGTTATCATAAATCATACCTCGATAGTTCTGGCACAATAGTACAAACTAACTGACCATGCCAACCTGTTATTTTATTTTTACTTACAGCCAAACTTCTAATCCTTTCATCTGTATCTAGTTTATCTCGATGCCCTACACCAATAATTACATCAGCTTCTGCGGCTTTACCTGTTTTACTACCCTCCATCATATCAAAAGTTAAATCAAACTTGCCTTGACCATCTGCTGATGCTTGAGATACAGCTATAACACAACAGTTATTTCTTTTTGCTATCTCTCTTGCACCTGTGTAAATAGCACGAAGTTTTTCATCTGTACGTGCAAAAGAACCTTTTACATTTACTTTATCTAACTGGTCTACAATTAAAATATCTGGATTTTCTTTTTGCACAAACTCATCAACATCATCAAGAGACCAATCAACTGTATCAAGTATCTTAATATTTTGTCTTACTTCGGCCCATTTTGTACTGGCCTCTGTCTTGTTTGCCCTAATTTCATCAAGTGTCATGCCTGTATGGGCGTTTATTAGTCTCATTTGTGTACGAACTGCGGGCTCTTCATTAATAAGAGCACAAACTTTAGCACCTTGTGATGCAAATCCGTCAATTCCCGATACTAAATTTACCCAAAATGCAGTCTTGCCTGCCTCTGGTCGAGCAAAAATAATTACAAGATTACCCTCTCCAACGCCATTTACTTTGTCACGAAGAGGTTCTAAATTAAACTTCCACTTTGTATTATCTTTCAATTGATTAATTAAATCATCAATGTTACCTGTAATGTAAGCATAATCATTTACTTCTTCAAATGTTACATCTAATTGTTTTCTAATTTCTGTAAAATCAGCATCACTACCATTGTAGATTTCATTTGCAAGCACAGCTACCTTTTCTGCTATACGCCTTTTAAATAAAGAACGAATAATATTCTGTGCTATCTTTTCATTTGGTAGTTCTAAATGTTTTAGCTCACCAACAAGAACGTCAAAATTTTCTCTTGCCGCTTTAGAAAGAGCAGGATTATAAACATCAAGATGCAGTGTGTATAACTCATTAATACTTAAATCTTTATCTGAATGCTCATGTGCATTTTTAATTGTTTCATACAATGTGCTTGTGCCATTTGTAAAAAACTCTTTTGATAATTTACTTTTATTTTTATGATAAAAGTTTTTATTTAATAATAATTTAATTAATTCCTTTTCCATCATATCGCTTTACCAGTATACTCCTAACTCTATCCCAGTTTACTCTATCTCTCCATTGGGGATTTGTTTTAGGAAATCTTAATGCCTTTCTATCAAGTTTCTTTTTTAATTTCAATATCTTTCTATAACACTTTGTCTTTTTCATTTCATTATACTATAGTCATTACCATAACGCCAATCATCAGTATCTTTACACCAATAACAAATACGATTGTGATTGCCTTGGCTTTTAAAAGGTTTGCTACACCTCATACAGTTCCTCACTTTCTTTTCTTTTTGTGATTTAGGTTTTGAGTAGTTGTAATACTCTGGCCACTCAAACTTTTCTTTTGTCATTCTTTTTTATTTCCCTAACAGAACTGACCCACATATTTTCAAAAGCTCTAATACTTTTTTTTAGGTTTGCTCTTGTTACTGCTTTCTTATTTAAATTATTATAAATAAATTCTGACATCAAGTCAACTAATTGGTCAGAAAACATTTGTTTCATATTTTAACTTCAGTGTGTTTAAACGTAAAACCCAATCTTTTAATTTGAAATATAGCACCAGGAGATAAAGTTTTTTGTCCTGTAAGTATTGCAAATCTTTTTGCTTTTTCGCACACAGGGTAAACTAATTCTTGCCCATAAACACTTTTCTTTTCTACGATTAATTCTTGACTCATTGTAGTATGCTTTCTATTTGTTGTTCATTAAAATACTTCAAATCATCTTGAAGCATCTTTACTTTCGTGGGTATATAATATCTTAACTTATTGCTTATGTCAAATGACTTGGTTGTTGCATCTCTATCAAGTGCAACTATAACTTCCTTGTATTTTTTTCTAATAACAGGAATAAAACTATCTGGTAAACTTGTACCCATCAAAGCTACACCAGAATACAAATGAGATACTGCACATGCACTGGCACAATCTTCAACCAGGATTGCCTTGTCTTTGTTTCCACAAATAAAAGGATATGATTTATCGCCGTAGATATACCATTTAGGATACACATTAGAGTTCAAACCCCTGCCTATCGCACCTCGTAGCTTTTCCTTTTCTTTGATTAGAAAAACTATTCTATGTTGCTTTACATCATACATAAAACTTACTTTTTCTTTTTCTTTGGCTTTGATACAATTATTTTTCTTTAGGTATTCTACACACTTTGGTTCAGAATGTATTGATATAAAACTAGATGGAAGTACAAATGGCTTTTCCTTTTCTTTTCTTTTGGCTACTACGGTTTCGTATACCTGTTGCATTGTTACTTCATCTTGATGATTGCCTTTGGCTGAACAAGACGCATGAAAACAATACCACATTAAATCTGCGTTATTCTTTTTTATTGTGAGGGTGTTTGTATTATGACAGAATGGGCAATCCATTCTTGTATCTACATCTGTATTAGGGATTAAACTTTTTATAATAGTTAGTTGTTGTGAGTAGTTCATGAGGTGGGTATACACTAGACCAAAAAAAAAGTCAAGGCTGTGAAAGGGTCAACCTTGACTTGTAAATCAGTAAATCCCGAGTTTATAACCATACGCTAGCTATGGTCAGCGATGTCTTAACCAACAAAGCCTAATTATGACGCTCATTTACTGAAACTCTTAAGTTTACGTAAGGGGTGTGACGGGATTCTCTTTTCTTCACAATCATTCTGTACGTCTACAGACCCCTCCCCTTACGTAATCTTAAAGGGGGTAGTTGTAAGCCTACCCCCTCATAGGAGATATTTATGAAAGTATATAATACCTTATCAAGTGGCTTATGTCAAGCCACCATTCTTTTTTTATTCGCTGACGTTGTAGCTTCAAAGTCAGAAGAATCAATAGCAGGTAAGCACATATCTGGCTCTACCCAATAATGTTCTCTAGCCCTTACAGCAGTATATCTGGTAAGAGGCTGACCACTTTGTGTTCTAGTCAGTTCTCGGTGGAACAATCGTAGCCAATCACGAACATGAATACCTATACCATAGTATCGCCTAGTCCTGCCATTGCCCACATCTTTTTCTATTGAAAGAGCCCAATGTGTTCCTGCAGTTCCTGCATCATGAGACATATAAACGACTTCATCAATAGTGAAGTCGATATGTTTTGGGTGGTCAGCATTCTTGTAATAGTACTGATAATCTGTATGATTGTTTTCGCCATTAGTATTGAACTCGTGAGACCACATTACACACCTACACTTTCTTTAGGTGTTACAACAACAGCAACAGTATCGGCAAGTTGTCTTGCCTCCATGTCTTGTTGGATAACACTTTGAGATATAGACGATAAAGCTAAAGCTGTACCTGTACCAACAATCTTATGTCGTACATTGGAAGCTTCAGTCCATACTTCTTCTACTGCTTCAAGTGTTTTGCAAGAACGAATAAGCTCTGCGTATGCCTTGAACTTTTCTTTCATCTCTTCGTAGTGTTTATGCCATTTGAGACGAACTCGTTCTAATGCAGATAGGTATGTCTCAAACACAGCTAACTCATCTGATGAAACAAGTCTTGCTCGTTGATGACATGAATGTCTACTCTTTGGAACAGTAAAAGACATAGCCATATCATTGTCCTCAAAGAACGTTTTTTGATATGCGTCTATCCTATCTTTTATCTCTCGTATCTCTTGTGAGTATGTAGTCATACGTTTACCATTGTAATCTTTTTCGTTGTCCTCAACGTACTTGTATTTGATTACATCAATACCATTAGCCACCATATCTTCGTAGTACATAGCAATCAAGTCATCTCTTGATAAACTACCTATCTCACGCTTTGACGAGCCATAATGATAATACCCACCATAGCCACTACAAGCAAAGTTTGTATAGATAGAACGCTCATCACGCCTAGCATTGTAATTATCACTAGCCATATCATCTCTATCAGTAAACCAAAAGCATGACTCTTCTTCTGTTGCGTCATACTTTGATAATACATCTAGGTCTGATTGAGGTGTAGCATTGCCAACTATTTTAGATACAATCTTTTTGATTTCTGGAATAATATCCTTGACCTCTTGGATTGCTTTTTGCTTTGGCTCAGACCACTTACTAGGTGTCTTAGCTATTTGTTCTTGAGCATACGTATACAATATAGGTCTGCTCGTAGTTTGATTTAACATTGTTTTAGCCATTTGTTTTCCTTTCGTTAAATGGTTAATATAAGTATATAATATACTAATTGACTTCTTATGTCAAATTAGTTGAACTTACTTGTAAGATTAGCCATGTATTCTTGTATAACTTCGGCTATATCTTCTTTGTTTATAAATCGTTCCCAATCATCATAACTTGCGTCTACATGGCTGATAACAGATTTTAATTCTAAGTTACCTTTGTTAGCATGTATCATAGGTAAACTTTCATATATCTCATCAATCATTTCTTCTCGCTTTTGTTCTGCGTAATGTTCCCATCTTAAATCACTCATGCTTTTCCTTTCTAATGTTTGTGATAGCTAACATTCTTGACCTCTTTGTTCCAAC